ATTATGGCTGGTTGCTGCTCGCAGCATTTGCGGCGTTGATGGGCAAGGATATTCTGTTCAATTTCGCACAGGGGTTGGTCGTTTATTGGGGGAGTGATTTTGATAACGATGAAATACTTTACATCAGTGGAAGGCAAGCGCGGGTTATCCGACTCGGACTCACCAGCACCACCTTCTTTATGACGGATAGGGAGACGAAGATGATTGTGCCAAACTGCCAACTGAAACAACTGACGATTGAGAAGAAGCTACCCGAAAATGGTGGTTTGCCTTATCTGCCGAAAGGGAGCGAAGCAAATCCTGTGCAAGTAGAGATTATAGAAAAATGAAAAAGTTTTTAATTGTTATTGTGATAGTTTTGTTTAGTGTGGGGTGTAAGTCCTTGCCGGGAAAGTTAGAGATTGATACACCTTTCTTTGACATAGAGTATGAGGGTAAGCAAGCTGAATGAACTTTGATGATCTTAAAGTTACAATCGCAAGTGTAACGGGTCTAGGAAGTTGGCTTGTTGCTATGGATAGTTTTTTAAAGCTTGGTATAAGTTTGTTGTCGTTACTTTATATTGGAATAAAACTTAAACAACTATTAGAAGGAAAGCGTAAGTAAGATGCCGAAAGTGGGAGGAAAGCATTATCCGTATACTGAAGAAGGTGTAAGGCAAGCTAAAGTTGCTGCACGGCGGCAGAAGAAAAAACAGCAGAAGTCTAAAAAGAAGCGTAAGTAATTTGTTATGTTAAAAAGTAAAACATTATGGGCAGGAGTTGTCGGTGTGATAAGCGCACTTAGTGGTTATTTCACTGGTGAACTAGAACTTGGCGCGGCGCTGAATGTTGGTATCACTGCGGTACTTGCAATCTTTGTGCGTCATGGCGTGAGTAAAGTTGAGAAGAAGGTGGAAGGTTAAGTTATGGCATACAGAAAAAAAGGTCAACGTAGTAAGCTGCTTGACTTAGCGAAGAAAAGCCGAGCGCGCGCTCAAGCAAGGCGTGCCGCAAAAGCGAAGAAGCCTGTTAGCAAGGCAGCGCGTACGCGTACAGAAATGAACACGCCGAAAGGAACAACGCTTCGACCTATACGTGCAGTTAAGCCGCCTTTACGTAAGATGAAAGGCGGTACAAACCTTTCAGCACGTGCCGGTCAGGTTGATCCTACTAAGAGAACGCCTAAACAACCAACTCGTACTCCTGCTCAACGTGCTGCTGCTAAGAAGAAGTTGTTAGCAGAGCAGAAGACGCTTCGGAAAAAAAGTGCTGGTATGAGGTATGGTTCTGAGTTCAAAATACCAAAGTTAGGTAAGAAAGAGCAGAATGATATGGCACGTGCTATGGAGCTTGGTTCTGGCGGTGGTTTAGTTAAAGCTGGTATAGGTGCTGGCCTAGGTGCTGCTGCCTTAAAAGCGCAGCAGATGTACAAAGCAAAGAAAGCTAAAGACTTAGCTTCTGGTAAAACAGGTGGTACATCTGCTGGTATTGGTAAGACACGTGCTGCATCTGCGGCATCTCGTACAAGCGGCCTTGGTAAAGCTAAAGGAACGCCTAAAAAGAAACCAGCCAAAAGAAAGAGTGGGCCGTCTAAATTCTTAAGTAACATACTTAAGAAGGCTGCAGGTTACGGTAAACCTAAGTCTGCTTTTACAAAAACTCCTAAAAAGAAAACCCAACGGCGTTATCCAAAATGAGTGTTACAAAAACTAACGACCCTAACTGGGAATATGTAGCTGTTGGCAATCTTGCTGTGCGGCGTGTGTTACGGAAAAAGAAAAAGTGATAAAACTCCTCTATGCAATCGCTAAAGCTATACCCGCCCTCAAGAAGATTCTGGACAAGTTCTTCGGCGAAGGGCGGGAGCTTAGCGCATCAAAGCGGCGCACGGCAAAAGATGCGCTGGTTGATGACGCTATCGCTGATGCTCTTGCTAGTCCTAACGAGCGGGTGCGTAGCGACGAAGTTGAACAACAGCGAAAGACTGATACAACATCCAGGATTCAGAAAGGCCGCATTAGCGTCCCCCGCATTCGTGAAGGAAGCACTAAAGACAGTGAATCGTTTGGAGTATGAGTTGGAGAGAAAGTGATGGCAACGTCTGCAATAGTTAAAGTAACGCCTACGAAGGCAAAAACTGCGCTCGTAAAGCGCGATAAAGCTGCTGTTACAGCATTGGTTAAGAGATGAGTGTAGAATATATCTTAGATCGCTTTGGCAAGAAAGTTGGTATGCTTCCTAGTGATACCAACCAACGTGCTTTGTTGCTTAACTATCTGAACGAAGCAGCACAAGAACTTTACGAGCAGTCTGATATGCCGGGTTCTTTAGAAGAAGCTGAGTTTTATGTGCAAGGTGATAAAACTGTTGCTATGCCAGCAGATGTTTATGCTGTGCGTGGTATATGTGAGAAGTCTGGCGGTAATGCAATGTGGGATGCAGAGCCGCTAACAGCACGTTATCGCGAAAATAATTGGGAAACAAAACACTCTAAGTTTCGTGTAAAAGGCTACAGTCCGTTGAAGGTATCGTTGCCTACGTCTATTACAGAAGCAGCTAACAGCACAGATAAACTTATTGTTCGTGCTTATGGTATTACAACGACAGACGATGATTATGAAGTTGTTGTTAAGACTCCGCACAGTGAAGCTCTTCTTGTAAGTGTAGCTGGCCCTGCTGTAGCAAGTGCTGCCTCGTCAACAAACGTTACACTTGCTCCTAGCAATGCTGTAGTTGTTACAGATATTGTCAGCTTCACACGAACAAATAAGCCTACAAATACAGTAGGTGCAGTACAATTGATTGACTATACGGATAGTACAGTGTATGCAGAAATACTGTCAAACAGTATGGAATCTCGCTATCTTATTGTAGACGTAAGTGAGTTTCCTTTTTCATCATCTGCCGCTCAGGATGATGCACATACGCTACAGATTCTATACAAAAAAGCTTTACCAAGATTGCAGAATGATACAGATGAATTTCCTGCGCCGGGGTATGACAACATTCTCGTTAGCAAGTGTATGGAGCTGTTTCTTGAAGAGCAAGGTAAGTTAGAAGAAGCAATCTTGCATGACCGTAAAGCCACGCGATCGCTTGCACGAAGGCAAGCTGATTTGGAGCGTGGTCAAGAGCAAAAAGTTGTTTTTAAACGTCATAATCACGATAAACTTGCATGGCTAACTACTCACAGACATCGTTCCTAGGTGGAATGAATATGGCAGTTGATGATTCTCGTCTTAGTGACGATGAATATTCTTTTGCTATGAATGTGCGTAATCGTTTCGGTGAGCTAACGCCTATCAAAAGGCCGCTTGTTATTAACACTGGTTTTACTGCTAATCAGCGGTTTCAAGGTATTTATACAGTTGGTGATTTTATAATATTATTCCAGAATGGTGATGCGAAATACAAGCATCGGCTTTCTAATGTGTGGGTTACATTGTGGAATGCTAGCACAGAACCTACGTTGCGTATGAGCGCAACTGCAGACTTTATATACGTACAAGCTGTACCTCCCGGCACTTGCAGTTTTGCGTATAAAGCCGCTGGAACGTCTGAGCAAATAACATTAGACACAAGTGCAACAAAGTTATCAAAAACTGTAGCGGCTGTCGTTGTGCAAGATGGTGTAAACCAGCCTAACCTTATTAACTTTTCTTCTACGGAAGTATCTGCTACAATTACTGTTCGTAAAGCATATACACTAACACAGCATGGTACTACGCTAACTGATCCTATCACAAAGGAAGAGGCTGTGCAACGTGAATACGTGCCTATAGGTAAGCAGATGATGTACTTCAACGGTAAACTGTATATCATCAGCCCTGACGGTAAGGCGATATACCATAGCGTAAGCGGTCGTCCACTTGATTTTGTCGTGGCAATAAATACTGACGGCAATAAAATTTCTTCGGTAGAAGACGATCACGGTGCATCAGTTGTTGGTTATTCTATAAGCTATGAACCTATCACGTGTATTGCACCACTTAATACAGAAAGTTTTTTCGTCAGCACACGCACAGCTTCTTATGCTGTTACACCAGATTATACACGAACATTGTTTGGTGAGCCGATGTTTACAAAAAAGTATTTGTTTGGTGCATCAGTTGTTAATCAATATTCGTTTGTTGATGTGTTAGGTGATTTTGCTTTCATAGACACTGAAGGGCTACGTTCATTTAACGCAGTACAACAGTTGCGTAACGAAGGACGTAACTCCGCATTTTCGCTGAAAGTCGCTAAACTACTTGGGGATGTTACACAAGACACTAAAATTAGTGCAGCAATTACGTTTGATAATTATGCATTCTTTGCTGTTACAACAGTGTTTGGGCATGGTGTACTTGTTTATGATATTACGTTACAGAAATTTGTTAGTTTTGATAACTTTACTAAAGATGATGATACGACGTGTGCGCCTATAGTGCAATTCACAAAGATTGATTCCGCAGATACGCATGAGCTTTATGCAGTCACAATGCACGGTGAGCTTGTTAAGATGTGGAGTGGTATAAAATACTCTGTAGCTCACATGCAGACGAGGGCATTTAGCACAGGTGATTCGCGTGTGGATCAGAAGCCATTGTTTTTAAAAGCGTTGTTTACGGACAATAAACCGATTGAATCTGTTGCATTACAAATTCCGTGGAGTACGTCAGTGGGTAATTTGTTTCATGACGGTATGGGTACTGGTACGGTTCCAGTATTCCAAACACCACCAACAACGTCAACGTCGCCTATAACTATAACAGTTAAAGCAATACCATATACGTTAGCTATTGGAACTGTTATACGTTTTTATGGTTATAGTGCTGTGTCAGGTTATAGTATTCCAAACGATTTAGATGATAGCCTAGATGGTACGTTTGAATTAACATCTGCTGCTGCTGTTGGTGCTACATCACTTGTTGGTAAGTTAACAACAAAATCATTTGTTCATTGGAACAGCCCTGCATACATTAAATATGATGGTGGTGGAACAGCTTATTGTACTCCAATAAGTAATGGTGTTTTAGCGCAATCAGTAGCAGCTAAAACCCTACCAGCACCTACATTTGCTGGTATGGATTACACAGTAAATTATCCCGCAATATGGAATGGGGAGAATAAACTATACTCGTTGATGTTTAATTTTCAGTCGGGACGTACTGGTTGGAAGATTTCTTATACGCTTAAGTGGGATAACGCTGCAACACTTTCAATTATAAACGTGGAAACACAAGACATTACATCTAAAAATTCTTTAATGACACAGGCTTATGGCAGCTAATGTAAATAGTTCAGAGTTCACTCATGCTACACAACTGTTCGCAGATAAAACTGCGGCGAATGCGTGGCGTACATCAATGACCGTATTTGATGCATCGACATCAACGGAAGGCGTTGTTAAGCAATGTACACATGTGGCGGATATGACGGCTATTGACGGCACATCTGTTGACTCAGGTGCGTCTGCCGCAGATCAACTTACAATGGGTACATTAGATTTTACTAGTGATGCTGATGTTAAAACAGCCTTCATTACGTTAGCAGAGAAAATAAATTATTTAACTTATCGGCTGGAACAAGCCGGTATAATGGCTAGTAGCTAAGGAGATAAGATTATGATTAACCAACTAGGTGGTTTATTTAAAGATGTTCTGTTGCCTTTGGGGCTAACGTATGGTGCAACACGTTTAGCGCAAAGCCCACAGCCGTCTGCTGGTGAGATGGCCGGGGAGACTGTGGACGCAACAACAAAGATGTTGCCACAGTATTTTGCAATGCTTCGTCGCGAAGCACCTAAGCAAGCCCTAGCAGAACAAGCGTTGCGCGACCAGTTTGGCCCAGCAGCGGCAGCACAACAGTTTCAATTGGCTGACAAGTATATGCCCATGTACGGCCAAATAGGCCGGGATGAGAGTTACTACGATAGGATGTCTGATGCTGCTACCGGCGTAGGTGTTATGCGTGGGCCGGGAGGGGCGATGATAGATGAGACGTTTGCAAAAGCTCGTCAAGTTGATCCAGAGTTCTACGGACGTCGCGCACAGACCAGTAATATGCTGGGTGATTTACTTAGGAGTTTTGCAGCACAGGGGACGGTAACTAAGCAGAATCCTTTTGGCACATTTACTGGTGCGTTGAGCGGTGGTGAGCGGGAAGAGATAGCTCGCGGCCTAGCACAACAAGGTGTTAGAACTGGTGCTATCTCTGGCCCACGTGCTATGTCAGATGTTGTTGCTAATGCTATGACGTTTGGCCAAGGTGTACAGAACAGGCGTGATGCACTAGGCCGCGCACTTAACCAAGCTACTTCATTCCTTCCTGCGTCTCGTAGTGGTTTCGATCCGTTGCAAGTTGCGATGGGTCGTCCTTCTACACAGTTTGGTGCGCAGCAGTTTACGCAACCGCAGATGAATACGCAAGGATTGCAAGCTCAAGGTGCTAATGTGTTTGGTGCAGCTAGCAACATGGCTCGCGATGCTGCTGGTTATAGTGCTAGACAGCCTTCGTTTTTGGATAGTTTGGGTCAAGTGCAAAAAATGTTCCCCGGCGGTTTATCGTGGTAATGATTTAGTCAGTTGCGGCCACTGTGCTATGGTTTGGGTTAAAACATCATCTATAGGTCGTGACTGACGTTTTTAGAAAGGACTAATATGACAGAAGAAGAGAGAAAAAAAAGGCTATTAGAATCAATATATCTAACAAAGGCCGGTAGGCGTCATATGGAAGATCCCAGCGGAGCTTTGCCGAAGCAAGTCTACAGAGATCCTGTTGATGAAAGAATCGCTGGTTACTCTGGTTTGGTGCGTCCGCTAGCTGGGTTAGTTGATCGTATAACACGCCCCGGTCGTGCAGAAAAGGTTGGGAATATGAACCGTGAGTATCTAGAAGACTTACAACAACGTAGGTTAGATCACGCAAGAGCGCAGTCTATGCAAGCTGAAGCTGTGGTTAAGCGGTTACAAGCTGATGCTGTTAGCGATAAGCCAGAAGTAAGTGGCCCTGCAATCGAAAGACTTAAAGCTTATCAAAAGGCCATGTATGCTGGTCGCAATACTAATCTAACGGGTTGGGATAGTCTAAAAAAAGATTCAGAAGGTAATACAGTAGAAGAGAAAACTGGTACAGGGACTGCAGGATCTTCTCCTGCAGGAGAGCCAGTCAATGTGGCTGGCATTATTCCACAAACTAGCACATTAACACAAGCTGTTGAACGCGCTGAAGAAGCTATTGCTGTAAGAATGCGACAAAAAACAACTTTAGACAAAGAGCTTGAAGACATTCAAAAACCCGGCGCTACTAGAACAATGCCTAAGTTTAATCCTTACAGCTCTCACCCTATCGGTAGTCAACAAATACCTGTAAATATTGGATGGATTTCTAAGCGTAGACAAGAGATACCTGCACAAAAAGCTAAACTAGATGCAGAAATAAAAGCACTACAAAAAACTGTAGAAAGATATGGTCAACCTGCAGGTAGTGGTGGCGCAACGGTAGCTGATCCAGCTCATATACAATGACCGAAGAAGAACGCCGTCGTCGTTTGATAGCTCTTGGCTATGATCCAGATAAGTATAATCTTGTAACACCACAAGAGAGGGCCGCCAGAGACTTGACTCAAGGTAGTGCGTTTACTACTGGCGTTGGTTCAGCTATCGGCCCTGCGCTTGGTGGTCTTGCAGGTGGTGCAGTTCCGTTAGCATTAGCATCTGGCCCTGTTGGGTGGGGTGCTTTAGGTCTTTCTGTACTGGGCGGTTTAGCTGGTGGTTATCTTGGCGGTAAAGCGCAAGAAGGTTTAGAAGGCGCAGCTCTTGATGATGAAGAATTGCGTGAACTGCAACTGCGTAGACAAGCTGCTTACGAAAAATACCCAAAGACAACGTTTGCTGGGCAAGTTGCGCCTTCGTTGTTAGCCTTCCGCCCATCTCTAACGACATTGAAAAGCCTCCCCGGTGCTATAACTAATGCTCCGCTACGTACACAAACCGCCCTTCAGCGTTATGCACTGACTAGCGCAGGAGTTGGTGGTGGTTTAGAAGCTGGTGTAGAAGCTGGTTCGCAAGCATTGCGCGGAGAGGACTTAGACTTGGGCCGCATTGCAATGGCTGGTGCGTTAGGTGCTACACTTACTGAGCCGACTAGAATGTATGGTAAGCTTGGTGCTACCATAGGACGCACTGGCCAGTCTGGTAAAGATTTTCTTGAAGCTCGTGGCATGACTAGACCGCTAGCTGACGATGATCCAAGGCTTATAAATGAACTTGAAGCAGCTAGAGAAACTGTTGAGAAAGAAAGAACGCAGCAACAACGTGAGCAGCAACGGGATAAGGAAGCATTAAATAAAAATTTGCGTGAGGAAAGTAAACCTACATCTGCGCAGAAGAAAGATACGACAGTAGAGGATGATCAAATTGTCGATAGGCAACTAGCTGAAGATATAAAGAACGCTGAGGCCGAGGCCAAAAAAGCCGAGGCTGCTGATCTTGAGGCAGTAAAAAAGAATCCTCCGAAGGGGCTTAGACCTACACAAGCAGAACACAAAGCCGCAGTTGAGCGGTTAACTAATCTTTATAATCAACGAGCGCGTGTAACTGGTGAGACTAGAGAACAAGGCACAAGGGCTGATGATCTTTGGAACAAGCACCAACGTAGACAAGCTGGTATATCTGGTAAAGATCCGTTGCCGCCACCGAAAGATTTGCTTAAAGCTGCTAAAGGTTTTGCAGCTAGGCAAGGTATGCGTTGGGAAGAGAAGGTCATTGACATGGCCAAACGTGCTTCTGATAAACAGTACCGTGGTATATACGATGTGCATAACCATACTGCACAGTTGTCTACACTAGCAAAAGAAGATACACCTTGGCATGAATACTTGCACGGCATCTGGCAAGTGTTAAAGCGTTCTGGCGATCATAAGCATCGCAAACTTACTGACTTATTTGAGAATGAGTTATTTGAACCATCACCCACCAGACAAGCACTAAAAACCGAAGCCGAGCGTAGGCGGTGGTCTGAAGAACTTCTTGTAGAAGGTGCTGGCAAAGAGTTAGCAAAACGCATGGATAATCCACCAAAGGGTTGGATAGACAAAGTGCAGAAGTGGTTTAAGGATTGGGAATTAGAGCGTGATGCACGCAAAACATTTCCAAAAAGAGAGGGTGAATTAAAAGAAGACCATCTTAAACGTATGGCTGACTGGCTAGCAATGCGCGGTGAACGTGCGCCAGCTATGCAACCTAAACAGTTGAAAGCGTTCTTACGCGATCTGCCTGTGCGCCATGCTAATGAT